TACCGCCGTGCCCCTTACAACTACTCCGGGGACACGTTCAGCGCCACGGCTACCTACGTTGCGAACCAGTACGTCTACTACACCCTTCTTGGACAGATGCTGCCGGAGGGCCTCAACCTGCGATGCCGACTTTGTGGAAGACGGAACGCGGCTTTCGGAACTTCCAGAAGTGGCAACGGTTTGGCTGCTGGGCGGCTTGTTCGACGGGATAACGCCAGTCTTGGTAGACTTGGCCTTGCCCGCCTCCTTAGCCTGCAACGCTTTCAAGCCTTCGATCTGCACCCCAATAATCCAATCTGCGTTGGGCAGATTCTTCAGCCACGGCATCTGCATATAAGCCTGCTGTGCCGCGACATATTCGGGAGTAGACTTGTCCTTCAAGAAGGGGAACTTCTCATAGGCAAGTTTCTGAGCCTGACTGCGTTGTTGCAGAAACGTCGTTCGGGCAGGGATATCATCCTCCAACGTCTTTTCAGCGTTGATGATGATGGTGTTCAGGGCCTCCCGATCCAAAATCTGCCCTTCGAGCTGTAAGGGCTCAAAGTTGGTCTTGGCGAGCTGCTGCTGCGCGAACCGCTTGGCTTCCTTGGCCTGTTGGGCCAGGTTGTTGAGTTGGCTGATGTCCTCAATCTGGGCTAGTGGCACCGTGCCTTGCGGCAGCGGGGTAATCGGCACCGGAGCAGGTTGAGCCTGCTGTTGTTGCTGCGATTGTTTGGCGACCTCCAGCTTGAGTTCATTCAACTGAGCCTCAAGGGCTTTGCGCTTCGCGACTTCCTTGCCGATGCGCTTGTTGATGTTCTTCTGAACCTCTGGCGGAATCTGAGAAGGAACTGAGTCATCCTCGACATCCGGTTCCAAGGCTTGCGCCTCGGGCTCGGGAGCCTCGGATTCGACAGACTCGGCGGGTGCCGCTTCTGTGGATGCGGAAGGAACTTCAGCCTTGGCGGGCTGTGCAATCTGTTCCGCTGGCGCTGCTTGGGCCTTTGCGTTTTCCGCCTGCATATTAAGCAGACGTTGCGCGGCTTGGGCTACGCTCAGATTGCTATTTGGTGCATCGCTTTTCGTTTCGGGCGCCGGAGGCGCTGCAACAGGCTGCGAAGTGGCTTGGACTGTATCGTTAGACATCGTGGGTTTAAAGCCCCCAAGGGCGGGACAGGGCGGGAGCCCAGTGCCATCAGCCGTGATTATATCACGGACGTATGTCAAGCGGTATTAGGCCATCTTATGCGCCTTCAGCTTCCGTGGCCTGCTGAACCTTGGTCGCGACATAGTCGTCGAATAGGTTGATGATAGCCTCGTAGGCCCGCAGCTCGCCAATGGCCGCAGCCGTCAGCTTCTCATCGCCAACGGTCACGTCATTCATCAGATCCAGCATCGTGTTGCGCTGGATCTCCCGCATCGAGTCAATGAAGTCCTGAAACGCATCGTTTGGCGCAAGCCGCACAATGGCATTTTGCAGGAGATCGGAGCGTTCGCGGGCGGTTAGGAGTTGGCGTTTGCGAGGAGGCATTAGCGAGAGGTCGTCGCAGGCATCGGCCCTGGCATCTTGGCCCCGAGGCGTCCGATGCTGGCGTTCTCCTGCTGCTGTTGCTGGAACTCATACTGCTTGGAACGAGCGTCAATACGCTCACGGAAGGACTGATCCTGAGCATACCGCTGCTGCACGTCAGGCTGCTGCAAGTACTGCTGGATGACCTGGAGGCCAAGCTGCGGCGGGGTGCCGATGCGGATGTTCTTGGGGATGCCGGCAAAGATCTGAGCCAGATCCTGTTGCTCGTCGTCCACCACCTGCTGCTGGCCCGCCTTGACCGGACGGATGATCCGTTCGGCAATGTTGGGGTCGATGGACGAGACAAACGCCTGGAAGAGGGCGGACCAATCGCAGACGCCATCGCGGTCGAGCGACTGAGCGCCCTGGATGATCGCGGTCCACTTCTCGGACATCATCTTGAAGTCCGTGCTCTGCACGTCCCAGGAAAGGAAGAAGTCGAACTCCTCGTTCACATCCCCCTTGTCGAACATCATCGTGTCGGCGTCCTTGACGCCCATCACGCGGAAGATCACCTGATCCTTGCCGTACTGCTTGTAGAGCTTCCAGATCTGGCGGAAGCTCTTGGACAGGCAGGTGAGGAACTTGTTGATCTCCCACTGATTGTAGATCGGGTCAACGGACGGATCGCCCTTCTGCGCGGCAAAGCCGTTGTACTCCTTGAACGAGGCTTCCAAGAGAGACTCGGAAGTCTCCGTGTTCATATCGGGAGTCGGACGGTCGGCGTAGTGATACTCGTTCGGCCTGCGCTCAGAGATAAGCGCACCCGGACCCCAGCGCCCAGGGGGACGGCCCTGCGGGTAGCAGATGGGCGGGAGGATCGCCAAGGAAGCGGCGTCAATGCGGCTGTCCTTGTGAGCCTTGATCTGATCCTGCCACGGCTTACCCGGCTCGGGAACGCCACGGGAATCGTGCAGCTTACGGCTTAGGTACTCGCGACGATAAAGGATGAAGGGATATTCGCCGTGCGCGTAACCGAGCAGCCCGTGCTTCGCGAAGCCGAGCTGTTTGTCATCCGGCGGCATATGCGGATGGAAGACCGTGCAGTAGATGCCGGGAACGCCATCCTCGTCCGACAGACGCTGGTAGGCGTACACAACGCCGATCTTGTCGGTAAACCGCTGCTGAGTGTAGACGAACGAACGGCTGATCGGTTGCAGGTATTCGGAAGGGCTGATCGTAATCAGCCGCCCGCGCTGCGTCTCAATCGCCTTCTCCACCCAGTCCTTGTCCCAGCCATCATCGCGGACAAGTTGGCGCAGTTGCTCGGCGGTAAAGTACTCGACGCGGTAGATGCCGGGAACCCGCTCCAGATCCAGCGAGAAAGACGGGATGAACAGGTTTTCATCCAGGTTGAATGCCCGCAGCACAGGGTATGACCGCTCCGGCCCTTCCATCGGCACCGTGGTCTCGCCCGTCTTCCGCAGTTCCCTCAGCATCTTGGATGCCTTGGCACGGCTGCATCCGTACTGCTCCTCGAAGATGGACTTCAGATCCTCCTCCGCAGCCTTGTCCTCGATCAGGGCCACAATGTCGATTTCGGGGAACTGAAGCTGGAGATCCTCCGCTCGGACGTTGACCAGCACCTTCTCCCGGCGCTTCTCCCAGAACTGACCCATCACAGCCAACCCCTTCTCGTTCATATAGTTGGAGGCAATCTCCACCTCCCGATGAACCTCGGGGATCTGCGTCTGGATGAGCCAGCGCATAAAGTTGGTCACCAGATTGGACCGCTCCATATCGTTGGTGCCTACGGGCACTGCCGACAGGTTGGCCCGCTGGAAGGCCATACACTCCATCGCGACCTTCTTGTTGATGATGTTGTCCACCAAGAAGACACGCAGGTCGGAGGCGCCGTCCCAGGGGGTGGGGCTCGTCTTGTTGCCCTCACGGGAATGCTTCTTCCCGTCTGCCGATTGGCCGTTCCAGATGGCGTAGCGTGTCTGGTAGTTAGCCCTGCACTGATCGATGTAGGGCTGGTTGTCGCGGACGCAGTCCTCAAAAGCCTTGCACAGCAGATTGAAATCGGGAGCGTCATCACCGGCAGGGGCGAGTTGCAGGCCGGGATCGTTGGGGACGGAAGTTGAGTTGGAGTCGATAGAACTCATTGTTTAGGGCGCTATCCCCAAGCTACTGGTAAGGCAAGTTAATAGCTCCAAGTTCGGTTGTCGGCCTGCTCCATTGCCTGCGGATCCATAAACTCGCAGTTGGCGACCAGCAGATATCGCAGGCAGTCAATCGGATCCTTGGTGGCCTCTTCCTTGCCACCCTTGGCGGTGTACTCACTCATTGAGTAGATCAGGTTCTGGCAGCGATCCGCGATGTAGAGCCTAGGACCGTTGAGGGCGGTGATTGGCTTGCTCTCATCGTAGGACAGGAGCCCGTTGATGAGCTGCAAGCCGTTCTCGATCTCCACGCCTGGTGCGGGGATGAAGGTCATTCCCACATCGTCCAGTTCTGAGATGATGGTGGTTGCCCCTTCCGCCGACTGCCTTTCCGCCGCACCGAGGCGCGGGTCAATGAGCCTTTCCTGAATCGCTTCGCCATCCTCACATTGCTCGATAAGCTCGACGTAGTCACGGATGCCTTTCTTCGAGCCTTTCTGCGCGGGGCCGGGTTTGCCTTCGGCGCCGCTACCGGGCAGTGCCCAGTCGTCATAGTCGGGCCACTCGCGGTAGACCCACCAGGTGCCGGCGGCG